CGCGTCCCGTACAGATCGAGCCGGTACGTCTCGCGCGGCTGATCGTTGCAGCGGCGCAGGTCCCGGATCCGACCCGCACGCTCTTCCTGCGCGAGCCAGATCCCGATCGCCGCCTCGCTCTCGGACTGACGCAGTCGGCCCGTGTCGTCGCGCGTGGGATTCGCACGCCAGCGTCCGATCTGTACGCGATCCATGCAGGACATACAACTCCAGACGCGGTATCGACCCGGGCGGCCGTCACGCAGCGGGTACGCCTTGATCAGGGGACGCTCGCGGTTACAACGTACGCAGAAGCCGGAGCGCTGGACCCTCACGCGACCGCACTCACGCGACCGCATCCACGGGAAACTCGATCCCACGCTGACGCCCCTCGCGCAGCACGCGCTCCAGGTACGTGCTCATCTCCTCGGCGTTCAGATCCGCCAGGCTTGGAAGCTCCGTCCGCTCCTCGCCTGTGAGCCGTGCGAGCACGAGCTGAGGCGCCAGGAACGCACGCTTGAGCTCGCGGTGCATCTCGTCCGGGTCGTACCCGCACCACTCGGCCCACGCCGGCATGACCGCAGCAAAGTAGAGCGCGAGCTGCTGGTTGGTCTTGGGCTTCACGTACCTGCGCACCACGACCGTCACGCGCTTGCCCTTCCACTTCGCCAAGCGTCCACGTGTGGCGTTGACTTGGTCGGGGCGCACGTGGCCGTGATCGTCCACCGAGCCGGCGAACACGATCGCCTCGGACTGCTCGCTCACGACGGTTTGATCTCCCGGTACCGGAAGAGCGGAGCGTCGACTGCGCGTGGCCGCGGGCGCGCGTCGTCGCGCTCGAACAGCTTCGCCTGGCACGTCATGCGTCGCGGCGGGTTGGGCGGCACGTACGCGACCACGGTGCCGCCGTCCGCGAACCAGAACTCGGCATTGGGCCCGATCATGCCGCGACCTCGAAGCGCTTCAGCTTGTCCACCAGGCCACGGTCCCGGGCCCACGCCACGAACTCCGCGATCCACCGCTCGAGTTTCTCGGCCATCTCGGCCTGGCGCCACATGCGGAACACGTGTATCTCCTCGAGACGTGGACCACCCTTGGCGATGCGCAGCTCGCCATCGTCGCCCGAGTACAGGCCACCGATCTCGTGCAGCCGATACTCGACCGCCACAGCCCACGGCAACATGTCGAGATAGAATTGCCACTGAAGCGAGTCCCCGACCTCCACCGGATCCACGTACCCGAACTTGGTTTTGCCCTCGATCAGGATCAACCCGTGCACGGCGTCGACGCGCCCGGCGACCGTGATCGTATCGCCTCCGATGCGGTAGTCCTTCTCGCAGCGGCGCTCGAACACACACCCGCGCGGCCACTCCGCGACGCACGGGTCGACGATAGCCGCAGGCCAGGCGATCGGCCCTGCGACGCCGTCATGCTCGTGCGGCACGTACAGGTACGAGCCATCCGCGACACGCCACCGATCCGGCTCCTGGATGCACGCGTGCAGAGCTGTCCCCCACTGCGCCTGCCAGCCGAGAGGCGCTCGCTCGCGGATTGACTTGACGAACACCGCCTCGGACGCCCACTCGGTCTCGACGACGCGCCGGAACTCGTCGACGCGCGAGACTGAAGCGTAAAGGTTCATCGGCTCATTCGAACGGCTGCGCCCGGTCGTCCTTCGCCTTGCCCTTCGGCTTCGATGCTGGCGGGGACCCGGGCAGTTGCTCGTGAGCGGACGCAGGCGCGGTCGGCTTGAAGAACGCCCGCTTGGGCTGATCGAACTCGAGCCCGAGCGCCTTCGCCCGCCGCCAGAGCAGCGTCTTGGCCTGGGCGCGCACAGCCTCGTGCGCGATGTCGCTCACCTTTGCGATCTGCGCCGTGAGCGCCGCGGGTGTGGCGTCGAGGCCCTCGATCAGCGCTTGCCAGTCGCTCACGAGCTTGAGCACCTTGACTTGCTCGTCCGACAGCGCGTTCAGGTGGTCCTTGAGCGGGCGCAGGATCTTGTCCGCGAGGAACGTCGTGGCCGTCGCGTAGTCCGGCACCACGATTTTCGGCCATGCGGGCGGGTTCTTGCCGATGTGCGCGTCGGTGGCGTTGAAGTCCAGCACGCGGCGCCCGTTCTCGAGCGCATAGTACGCCATCGCGTCGCTCACCTTGAAGACCTCACCGGCCGAGCCCCCGACGATGTCCGGGTACACGGCCTTGTTGCCCTCCTTGTCCTTCTCGATCTTGGCGTGCGACAGCAGGAGCACATCCTTGCGCCGGCGCCGGAGCGTCGAAAAGAACGTGATGAACCGCTGCTTCATGGCGCCCCACCCACGCTGGTTCAGACCGCCGAGCGGCGTACCCAGCTTCGCGTCGCTCCCGATGATCTCGTCGCTGAGCATGTCGAGCCCCCGGCCGACCGTGTCGAGCGCGAGCGTCTCGGCCTCGTCCAGCCACGGATGCTTGAGCAGCTCCTCGAGGTCGGACCAGCGCTCGAGACGAACCACGCGCTGCCTCCCGAGCGAACGGTGTGCGCCGCCGTCGAAGTCGATCAGGAGCACCTTGCGCCCCATGTTCGCGAGGGTCGACTTGCCGATGCCCGGGTCCGAGAACACGTGGATCACCACGTTCTCGACCTTGATGGCGTCGTGACCTTCGATCAGTTGCAGGCTCACTCCTTCACCTCCCGCCGGCAGTCCCGGCAGAGCTTCGTCGCCACCAGCTTGCCCGAGGGCGGCCCGATCCAGCGACGACAGCGCCAGCACCAGAAATGCTTCGCTTGCGTCATGGGCTCCTCCTCAGAACCGGTCGTGGGCGGCATAGCGGCGCGCCTGGCCGTCGCGTACGTACTCGTCGATCGCTTCGAAGCGCAGCTCACGCTCGAGTGCCGGGCGGGCCGCCACGAAAGACGTGATATCCCGAGGCCGACCGCGACCACCCTCGCGCACCAACAGCATGACGCCGGTCACGTAGGCATCGCCATCGTCCGGGTCCAGAGCCGTCGTCACTTCGATGACGTGATCCTGGGGATACCGGGCCTGGCGGGGGGAGCAGCCGTGGCAGTCCAGCGACGTCGCAAACAGGAAGCGCATGCCAACCTCCACGCTCCCAATCTAGGCTACAAGCGCTAGCTTGTCAAGCTCTTTTTTCGGACTCGAGGCCCTGGGGCGGCTCGGGGGGCTGAAGGACTTTGGCTGCCCGGCGCGCCTTGATCTGACGTCCCCGGGCAAGACCGCCCAGGCGAGCAATCTCGGTCCTGCGCTGGGCGCTGAGGACCGCCCTCGAGCGCCGACCGAGGGCTACGGCGGCGGCGAGCTTCATCTCCCACAAGCTAGCGCATGCGGCGCCCGCTGTCAAGCCGTTTTCGAGGCTCCAACGCCCCAAGCTTCTCCCAGGATGCCCGTGAAGCGCCCCAAGTGGCCCTGGGTGGCGTCCTGGGGCTGGAAACGGCCTTGCGGCTGCCCTGGGGATTCCGGTCGTGGTAAGAGGGCTACCCGATGACCTCGACAACAAACCCCTGTTCGCGGATGTCGTTGTCCGCTGTCGCTGTCGCTGTGGTCTTGATGGTGACAGCTCCGGATAGTGTTTCCCCGGGTGTGACTTGCGCTGGCGAGAACGTATCGGGTGCGCCGGCACTGCGGAGCCACAGAGTGCCTTGGAGGATCTGCGTCGCCGCACCCGTGCGTACGATCACGAACTCCGCGCGCCAGTTCCCGGTGTTATATGAGCCATTCGCGAGTACGATGGATGTCGCGCCGAAGTACGCGGTCAGGAGCTTCGCATTAGCTGTCGCGCCGAAATCGCCCCAAATGATCACGCGCACCATCTTGCCGTCCGCATCAAGCGCGTTCGCCGGCAAGCTGTAGGTATGAAGATTGTCCTCGCCAGCCCCCACGTTGCCGACCGTGTTGGTCTGCGTGTTGACGCGCCCGCTGATGGTTGCATCCGCCGATGCCGACGCGCCCGGACGGAACGTCGCTGGAGCGTTGAACACTGGCGCGCTCGTGAAGGTCTTCACCCCCGAGCCAAGCGTCTGCGCCGCGAGCGACACGATGCCGGCGGCAGTCGCGGACGCAGGCGTCAAGACCGACGTCGCAATCACCAGCGACGTCGCGGAGTCCGCAACGCCCAAGATCCGTTGGTTCGCGGGTGCCGTGCTCGTGATCGCCCCGGGTGTCGCCGACACGTAGTACGTGCTGCCTGGCGTCAACCCAGCCAGTCCCGTCAAACGCCCACTCATGCGGATGCTGCCAGCCGCGGCCGATGCGATGGCGGAGGGCGCGAAACCGACTGCTTGCGGCAGCGTGCTCGAGTAGGTGTTGTCCGAGTCCGTCTTGTACCAGCGACCAGCGGTGAGCCCGCCGCTGCCATCGCTCACGTACACCGCATCGTTCGCCGACAGGGCTTCGCCTGCCGTGCCCAACACGTCGAGGTCGGTGCTGATGTACGCGACTGCACCCACGTTGTCCACCGACCAATACGCAGCGGTCGGCGGGTCGGTGTCCGTGGACGGCGCCAGGGTGAACTTGTACGCCGTGGCGCTGAGGAACACCGTCGCGCGCCCAGCGGAGTCGCAGACGACGGGGTTGGCGTTCGGCGTGGCCAGCGTCGCATCGGTGTAGGTGTCGAGTTTCGTCGTGGTGCCCGAGGCGTACGTGAACAACTTCGCGCCACTCACGATCGCTCCGTTGTTGTCGAGGCAGTAGAACTTCGGCGAGGGCATCACCGTTCCGGTCGCGCTCCATACCTGGATCGAGGATGCGAGCAGCAAGACGCCGGCGAGGCTGAGCGTGCGCGTGCGGGTCATCGCGTCCCTCGAACGATGCGATACGCCTCGGCCGCGCTAACGCCGAAGCGCTTGCTTAGCTTGTCCACGATGTATTCCTGCCGATGCCCGGCGCTTTTCAGCTCACGTAGCGTGATCTCGAGGAGTTCCTTGCGCGCGCCGGACCCGGCTTTGACCGGAACCGCGGGCAGGTGCGCGCCCACGGTGGTGTTTTCTGCGGGCATGGACCTGCCTTTCGGACCGGCTTGCGTTCCTTTCGGGAGTGGAGGCCGGACCGGGTTGCGCGCGAACGCGGGCGGCTCCGCGAGTACCTGGCGCATGGTTCCTTTGGCACCCGGTTGCACCAACTCCTTCAGCGTCACTCGCAAGGGCTTCTCGAACCCGCGAGCAGCAGCGGCATCGGTGTCGGCCTGGGGATTGAGCCGCATGCTTCTTGGCGATTGCGGTACTCCTTGCCGCGTTGGAGGTTGCTGTGCGAGCCATTCGCGATGCTTGGCTGCGCGCGCTGTCCGCGCCGCCTCGGCGATCGCGAGGTTCCGCTGGAGTTGCGTACTTGCAGCCGCCTCCGGCGCCGCACGCGCAACGGTGGGCGCGGCTTTCGCCGCTGCTTTCGCGAC